TTAGTTTGTGTTTATCCATCTTTCCCTACGATAAAAGTGTGTATCCTGTCAGGTCGGGCGCTTGTCTAAAATACTGCGGCCGTGTAGCCCCGCCGCGCCGGAACGCCAAGTTTGATGTGTCAAAGTCCATCTGCGGTATGCCATACCGGTCAGCAAACAGGCTCATGCCCATAGGCGCAATGTCTAGCAACCCCATACGCGCATAGTCGCCAGCCTCATACGGGCCTGATGTTGTCATCACCTGACCGTCGCCACCCGGCAAGCCACCGGCTAACCGACACGCCTGCAAGTCCTCGTCGAACATATAGCCGTCTGGACATTGCTTTTCGCCGGTTACGGGGTTTGTTGTGGCGGGTACGGTATCATCTGGGCCTGAGCCGTCGTCAAATTGTGGCGTCGTATCAAAACCAGTCCTGACGTACATTTTTTCGCCAATGCTTGGGAACAACTCGCCAAGAAAACCTAACGTGCCAACCATTGGCGCTTGGTTTGAGAAGCCGGAGAAAATACCCTTTCTAGGGTCGTTGGTAAGAGTGAAGCCCTGAGTTCTACCCAAGGGCAGGCCAAGTATGTCTCCAAGCAGACCAGGTTGTGTGCGATTTTGATAGGCTTTCATTATGGCTCGATCAACAAAATTTAATTTCTGATCAGGCGGGGCCATAGCTATCCGAGACATCGCCTTATTCAAATTTACATCAAACCCATCGCCAACAGATGGCGCCTGTTGATACGAGCTACCGATTGCGCCACCCATAGCGCCGGGTGACATGCCCATTGGTTGCCCATCATTATCATCAGCGACGCCACCGCTATCGTAGCCGCCCTCTGCGCCGCTAAAGTCGCTACTCTCACCAGCTTGGGTTCGGTCGTCGTCAAATCCGCCATAGAACGCCGGTATGCCATTTACACTTTCACCCGATCCGCCCATAGCCTTTAACAGCTTTGCCTCGTCCGGCGTGATGTATGCCAGTAGGTGCTTCTGACCCTTAATCGTGGTGGTGCGTGGCGGATTTTTCATTACTGCGCCCTCGGTAGGTTTGTTGATATTTCGGCGTCGGTCACTGCCTTAGCCACGCGTAGTTGCGCTTCGGCTTCCAGCTCTTGGCGCCGTATGTCCATTTCCATAACCATCTTCTCGCGTTCCAGCTCAAGCTCGGCCTGCATGCGCTCGCGCTTCAACGCGATCTCTGCCTCGGCTTTTTGCTGTTCAATTTGCATGTCCATTTGCGCTTTTTGTTGTGCCATCATCAGCGCCGGATCTTGTTGCGGCTGTTGTTGTGCGGCCTGCTGTTTTTGCATTGCCAGCGTCTGAGCGACAACTTGCGGCGGGTTGAAGAATTGGTCGACATCTTTGAAGCCGCCAATCTCGGTAATCGAGCGCAACGTATTCACATACTGCGGCGCTGACACCAGCGGGTTATCGGCGCCCAACTGCATCAGGATTTGCTCTTGCTTCGCCGCGATCTGCGTCAGGAACGCAATTTTAGTTTCGTCGTCAGTCGTGCCAAGCCCGACCTGCACGATGGTGTCAAACTGCGACTTCCACTCGGCTGGGTTAATCGGTACAAAGCTGTTATTCAGGCGTAGCATCTTTTCGTTGGTGTCGTGTTTTAGCACAAGCGCCAAAATACCCTTAAACAAATCCTTCACGCCAGTCTCGGCCATTGTGCGCGCGTAGCTCTCCAACTTGATCTGCGCGCCGCGTACTGTCGCGCTAACGGCTGACGCAGTCGACGACTGCAAGCTGTTAGCGTCCAGACCTTGGCTTGCGCGTGACATGCCGGTGCGCTGTTCTTTTACCGTGTCAAGGTAATCCATCAGCGGGCGTATCTCGCCACCCACAGACGCGCCAGCGAGTGGCTGTATCATACCCGGTTGTCTAACGCGGATCACACCACCAGCCTGAGCGTCCAATAAATCATCGAGATTTACAGCACCCTCGACAGCCGCTATACGCGGCAGTGTCGAGCTGTAGACGCTGTCCAGATACTGACGCATCAGCGTAGTCTTGATGACCTGCAAGTCCTCGGTCATGTCGTAGATCGAGCGACCAATCAGTCGGTGTGGCATTAGGATCGGCGACGCAACCGCAAACGGGATATGATCCCACGGCTCATTGTGCAAAATCTCGGCGCCATCTGAGCCAATCGCGCAGATGCGGCGTCGCTCGGCAATGCCATCGCCATCAAAGTCGACGTTCATTATGCACTCGTGATAAATGACCGAGCGCAAAGTCGGGTCGGCCGGATCAACGCCGGTCGCGGCCTCTAAATCTTGGAAGCGGTTATTTACTTCGCGGTCGACGTCCAGCTCGTTTTCGCCAGCGTGCTTCTCAACCAAGTCGCGGTCGTAACCCATAGCCACAAGCTCGGACACAGTCAGCGACGTGCGGTGTGCCATAAAGTGCGCGTCCTCAAGCGACGTCGCGTGGCGTGATACGAGAAATTCCTCCGGGGGCACGTTGATGACCTTGATCTCACCCTCTCGCCGTGTGACGCGGACAGTCAGGTCGTACTCGGAGCGAATCGGCATAGTCTCGCCGGTGTCGTCGTTGTAGGCGCTCTCCATCACAGTTTCTGATTGCTCGACGATCTCGACGTCTGGGTCGTTCATCAGCATGACCAGCTCGTCTTCAGACAGGCCGTTGTAGTCTTCCTCGTCTACCTGTTCTTTTTCTTCATAGAAAAATTTGACGACGCCCATACGAAACAACAGCGCGTCTTTGAAAAACGTGTGCAGTAATTTATAGCCGTCATTTCTTTGATTGATGATGTAGTTGACA